TCTCGCTCACTTGATGGCTACACAACTGGAGATCAGTCAATGATCGTTGTAAATCCAGATGCTTTCACATGGTATGAAAGCCCACGCCTAACGCTTCGTTCCGATATCACAGCGACCGGACAGGTTTCTGTGGCTTATTATGGTTATGGCGCACTAGCAGTAAAACTTGCTGGTGGAGCAGTTTGGTTCAACAAGAACTAATTTAGCCCAACTTAATGCCTACTGGTGCTCCCGCTGGTAGGCAGCTAATAATGGGAGACCTAAAGGAGATGACATGCCAAGCATTATCACAGCCACACAGTTGAGATCTGTTCTTGGTGTGTCATCTGCCTTGTATGACGATACTTACTTAAACCAAATTATTGACACAGCAGAAACTGTTATTCTGCCAATGCTTGTTTCATTCAAAGCACCAATTCAAGCAACCTCATTGTCAGACAATGTTGCTACATTTACTACATTAGGAATTCATGAATTTACCGAAGGACAATCAGTTGTCATCACAGGATGCGGAAGCCCATACAACGGCACAAGAACTGTCTTGGCAGACAATCTTGGACAGTATACCTTTTCAGCATCGATCACTAACGCCGATATACTCGAAGCTAATGTCATCCCATCCGGAGTTGCTACCCTTTCTAGCGCATCAACTTATGTTGGAAACGCAGCTGTTCAGTCAGCCGTCTATACAGTTTCAGTCGAAGTTTTCCAAGCAAGACTTGCCGGCGGAGGACAAATCGAAGGCGTAGATTTTTCACCAACACCATTTAGAATGGGTCGATCTTTATTTAATAAGTGTGTCGGATTACTAGGCTCATACATGGATACCGACAGTTTGGCTCAATAATGCCAAGCACAATTCTTTCAAGCATTCGCACACCTTTAGCAACTGCTCTTGCTGGCGTGGCTGGAAATGTTTATGCTTTCGTACCGGAAAGTCCGATCCCACCATGCGTAGTTTTAGTTCCAGACAGTCCCTATCTTGAATTAGAAACAATTAACAAATCTACAATTCACACAAAGATCAATTTTACAATTTCAGTTGCAGTTGCATATAACAGCAACCCAGCATCGCTTGATAACATCGAGCAATTAATAATGAGTGTTCTGGCAGTTATCCCAGCAGGATATATCGTCAGCTCTGTCGAAAGACCGACAGTTCAGCAAGTTGGTGCAAGTACGCTGCTAATCGCAGATGTTCGAGTATCTACCTACTACACACAAACAGCATAAGGAGAAATCATGGCAACAGTCGTAATTACCGGTCGTGATGTTGGTTTATCTTTCACAGGTGGAACAGATATTCAAGCACAAGCGACAAACGCAGTTCTAACCAAAGTCAATGAGCGTCAGGTTTATCAGACTATGGATGGAGAGGCTTACAAGACCACAAACATTTCAGGAACATTTCAATTGGATATGTTGGCTGATTGGGGCAAGGCAAACTCAGTTTGCGAGGCTCTATGGACAGCAGCAGAAACTGCACCAGACACAGACATCAGCATGACATTGACAGCAGCATCAGGAGCACAATTTGTGTTTCCAGTAAAGCCAGAATTTCCAACAGCTGGCGGATCTGGTGTTGATGCTCAAACTGTTTCTTTTACTTTCACAGTATCAAAGGGCGCAGTAGTAGAAACATTTAGTTAAAATCTAACAACGGGAGCAAAATGAAACTACCAATTACAATTGAATACAGCTCAGGCGAGCAAGCAACTTATGTAGCCCAACCGCCTGAGTGGGCAAAATGGGAAAAGCAGACAGGAAATACCATTGGGCAAGCAAGTGAAAAACTTGGCATTTGGGATCTTATGTTTCTGGCTTATCATGCTCATAAGCGTGAAGTTGCCGGAAGCAAGCCAATCAAACCAATGGATATTTGGATGGAAACAGTAGCCGATGTCATTGTCGGTGATGCTGACCCAAAAGCCACAAAGCAGGAAGCCTAAACAGATTATTGGTTGAGTTGGCGATTGCCACACATATACCGATGAGTGAATGGGTTGATGCGGACGACATATTAACAGCGATCGAGATATTGGAGCGAAGGAATGGCAACTGAAACCATTGCGTACAATAAGAAAGATCTGCGTGATATTTACAAAGCATTCAAACTCATGGATGAACAAGCTACTGAAGAAGCAAGAGCGCAGTCTGCTGCGTTGGCGTATTTTGCATCAGAGGAAATTAAGCAAGCAGCTCGAACTCGAACAAAGTCTGGCAAAGTTGCGCAAAGAGTTGCGGATGGGGTTAGCATCTCTAAGTCAAGTAAAATCGGTGAGTTCAGTTATGGCTTCGCAAGACAGAAGTTTTCAGGTGGTGCTACTACACAAACCGTATGGGGTGGTGTTGAGTTTGGTTCAAATAAATACAAACAATTCCCTTCATATTCAGGACGGCAAGGCAGAGGTAGTCGTGGATGGTTTATCTATCCAACCCTTCGCAGAATTCAGCCTGAATTAATTAACAAATGGGAACAAAGTTTTGATCGCATCATTAAGGAGTGGGTCTGATGGCAACTGGTAATCGTACTCTTAAGTTATCGATCCTTGCTGATGTTGATGATCTTAAAAAGAAGTTAGGCGAAGCTGATAAAGCCGTTGAAAGTAATTCAAGCAAGATTGCAGATTTTGGAAAGAAGGCTGCTGCTGCATTTGCGGTTGCTGCTGCTGCTGCCGTTGCCTATGGCACTAAATTAGCCATTGATGGGGTCAAATCAGCGATAGAGGATGAGCAAGCACAGTTGAGGTTGGCTGCTGCATTAAAGAGTGCCACAGGGGCAACTGACGATCAGATAAAGGCTACTGAGGCATATATCCTAAAGACCTCACTTGCAACTGGCGTGGCTGATGACCAACTTCGTCCGGCTATGCAGAGGTTGGCGGTTTCCACAAAATCAACCGAGGAAGCGCAAAAGTTATTAAACCTTGCTTTAGATATTGCAAAAGGTCGTGGGCTTGAATTAGAAACTGTTGCAAACGCTTTGGGTCGTGCTCAAGATGGCAACACCACAGCTCTTGGCAGATTAGGTCTTGGATTATCAAAGAGTGAACTTGCTACACTTTCATTCACAGAAGTGCAACAAAAACTTTCAGATCTTTATGGTGGAGCAGCAGCTACAAATGCCGAAACATTTCAAGGAAAGATTGATCGGTTAAAAGTTGGATTTGATGAAGCAAAAGAATCTCTTGGAGTTGCTTTATTGCCACAGGTTGAGAAATTTATTGGCTTCTTAAATGAAAGTGGCATCCCAGCCCTGAACGCATTTATAGCAGGATTAACTGGCGATGAAGGATTAACTAATTCCCTAAACCAAAGCCAAAAGGGTGCTGAATCATTTGGTAAAGCAATTGCTGCGGTGGCTGGAATTATTTCAGGATTTATTACATTTGTAAGAGAAGCAATTGGTTTATTGGTTGAGTTTGCAAACCAAGCCATTCGAGTTGTAAATTTAATTAAGCCCGGAGCAGATATTGGTTATATTCCAAATCCATCAAAGACGGGTTCAATGCTTGGTCAGACGCCATCAGTTCCAAGTTCTAATTTCCCTTATGGTTCAGGTAATCCAACTATCATTAATAATGTTTCAGTCCAAGCCGTTGATAGCGAAGGTGCTGCAAGAGCAGTTGCAAAGGTATTAAACAACAGCGCATCTAGATCCGTTCCACAGCTGTATAACTCTGGCATTAGAGGCGATTAATGACAGTCTGGACACCTGACTGGAAACTAACTGTTGCTGGTGTTGATTACACCGACATCGCAATCAGCGACATTGCTCACCAAGCCGGTCGAGATGATATTTATGCTCAACCAAACCCATCTTATTTACAGGTGCAATTAGTTGCTTTGTCTGGTCAAACATTGCCATTTGCTATTAATGATAGTTTAAGCCTACAAGTCAAAGATAGCACCGGATCTTATGTCAGCCTTTTTGGTGGAGATATAACAGATATAACTGTTGAGGTAGAGCGTGCAGGTAATGTTGCCACGATAGTTTCTTACACTTTACTGGCAATGGGGTCTTTGGTTAAATTGGCAAAAGAAATTTACAATGACACACTTGCTCAAGATCAAGATGGCGATCAAATCTATGCCTTGCTTTCAAGTGTATTGCTTGGATCTTGGTCTGAAGTGCCAGCAGCTTCAACATGGGCAACTTATAATGCAACTGAAACATGGGCAAATGCCGTTAATTTAGGACTTGGTGAAATTGATCAGCCCGGTCTTTATACTATGGAAAATCGAGGAGCAAATCCCGATACTGTTTATAACATTGCTTCTCAAATTGCTAATTCAGCCTTTGGATATTTATATGAGGACAATAATGGCGATATTGGTTATGCTGACGCTGACCATCGACAAACTTATCTTATAACCAATGGATATGTTGATCTAGATGCAAACCATGCTTTAGGTGCAGGACTTGCCACGACTACTCGATCAGCAGATATTAGAAACGATATTTATATTAACTATGGCAATAATTATGGATCGCAGAAAGTAGCCAGTTCGACAGAATCTATTCAAACTTACGGCTACAAAGCTGAAACGATTAATTCTTTAATTCATAATGCTACCGATGCCCAAGAAGTTGCTGATCGATATATTGCTCAAAGAGCATTTCCATTGCCTAGATTTGA